TGGCATTTCTTTTCTCTTAATCGTATATTGACTCTTTTACTTTATTAATTACTGTATTAACTTCCTCATCTGTTAACCAAGCATGAATAGGCAAAGACAAAATAGTATCAGAAACTAATTTAGAATTAACACAGTCATCTTTTCGATAATTTGTGTTATCATACATTGAATTAGCCGACAACGGTCTTTCATAATGGATAGAAGCATTTAATGCTGTCTTAACACGTTTACGTGTATCTTTGTTTTTAAAACGTAGTGTATACTTGTGGTAATTATGATTTAACCCGTTAGTAGACTTTTGTGTATACACTGGTAGATCTTTAAATGCTTCATTATACTTGTAAGCAATTTTTTGTCGTTTTTCTTGATTAACTTCCATACTGCTTAATCTATGATTAATAATTTGTGCATTAAGTACGTACATACGGCTATTAAATCCTAATACATCAAATGTCTTATCCTTGCCATGACGTCTAATCATTTTTAGTTTTTTAGCAATTTCGTCATTGTCTGTCAGTACTACGCCGCCTCCGTTAATTCCAGCAATAACTTTATTACTATTAAAACTGTAAACGCTACAATCGCCGATAGTTCCTGCTGCAACTCCTTGTAGTGTACTACCTAAACTTTGTGCAGCATCTTCAATAAATAGAATACCTTTTTCCTTGCAAAAGTTTTGTATGTTTGTTGTATCAACCATATTACCAAACAAGTGTACATATACGATGGCTTTTGTTTTTTCGCTGTACATACGTTTGATACTTTCAAACGACATTTGATAAGAGTCTAGATCAATATCACAAAATACAGGTGTTGCACCTACCATGTCAACACAAGACGCAGACGAAATCCAAGAAAAGTCTGTTACTAATACTTCGTCGCCCGGGCCGATGCCATGTGCTAATAGAGCAAAATGTAATGCATCAGTAGCACTTGCTACACTAACGCAATGTTTACGTCCAATTTTTATTGCGAACAACCCTTCAAATTCTTCATTATTTTCATAATTCATTTGACTCATAAAATTATCAAATAATTCTAAGTAGGTTTCTTTATTTTCTTTGTATTCTCTATCCCATGCATCGTAAGATATCATTTTAGTTCCTCTTATGTTAAATTTTTAACTGCATTTAATATTTCAGTAACATCTGGCTCAGTTATATCACGCTTCCAGTAAACACTGCCACCGTCTTGTATAGTTTTGTCTCGCAAATAAATTACATCCTTATCAAAATACTTGCATTCTTGAAAAATCCTAGGTGCAGGATCGAATGTATCTTTTGTATAAACATATGTTTCAAACATACTCATTAGACTTTCTACCGGCACATAGATATTGTTATTATCTATATTAACATAGTCTGCTTTGTATGTCAATATACCATGATCAGGAAACTGATCTATTACCTTTTCAATAGTTGCATAATACTTGTCGTTTGTTCCTAAAAACAAATGTTTAAATTTTATGTTATTAACGTGCGGCTTGTATATGCTAAAATTGATTGTCTTTTCAAAATGCTTTCCGACACCATTAACATAAACTTCTGTATCACATAAGTCAACAATGTTTTTCGGTGCGTAAAACTCTAATGCCATTGGATATTCTAATGGATGATTTTCTGAATATACAGCAATGACTTTATCTGCAAAAACACGTCTTAGTGTGTCTTGTTGTTCTAATCTATAAGAGCGAAAATCTTTCCAAGACAGGGTCATCATACTACGACCCATAATTAATGTTACGTCATCCTCTTCTGGAATAAAATCATCAAAAATAATATTTTCACAATGAATATATTTTTGATCGATAGATTTAATATATTCTTCTTTAGGATAGTGTCTATGACATACTATAATAACTTTTGAATCTACGCCAATAGAGTTTAGATAAGAACAGTATTCATAACTGTAGTATAATAATCCGTCTACTGGTTTACTCGTAACTACAATATTAATTGTCATTCTATCAACCTACTATCAAGTGCTTCTGGATCGTCTTCTACAGCACCACTACACATCTGCTTACAAATTAGAGGAGCCTTTGTATTGTCATTTTCTAACATTTCAAAAAAATTAACCCAAACTTCAGAATTTAGAATATCTTCGATAGTATCAAAATTATCAATATGCATTTCAGGTGTGAAAAACTTGGAAAGCCAGGTATCATTCCATGATACATTTGTCCAGCAACAAGGAGTCATATGTCCGGTGATTGCATACCCTAAGTCTCTACCATGTAGACATTTAGGATTTATTTTTTTATTACTCCGTAGAGGCTTTCCGAGTCTTGCGCCGACTCGCTCTTCCTTCATTTCTTTTTCCATCTCTTAGTGTGTTAATAAACAAAATCGATACTCCATATTTTCTTGCCATCAATTTTGCTTTTTTAATTTGAGGTCTGTTGTAGTCAAAAATAAGATATTGCCAAATAACTTCTCTAACTTTTTTCTTTGCTTGCAACATGATATTAAAAAGTTTTACACCATCCTGGTTTATTCGATATTGATGACTTTGCTCAGGAAGGCCGTCAATTCCAAACCACCAACTTGCTTCCGGATTTGCAAGAAACGCTTCCTGATACCATCTTTCCGGCTTTTGAGATGCTGCTGTATGTACTTCTGCTCTAATCCGCTTTTTATGACACATCTTTAACATATCAATAAAATTTGGATTAAATATTGGATCAGAAAAAGTTCCACAAAAACTAATTCTGCCACCATTAGCAAAGTGATCGCTTATCTTATCAAATTGCGCCAACGTAACATCTTTGCCAGGAACACGCTTTCCTGCCTTTCTAAAAATAGTACGCTGACATGCAGGACATTCTAGTGCGCACCTAGTACTAATATCAATATTAAGTGCCTTTCCGGTATGTATTGACATGTTAGAAACGTTTAACTTTAATATCTCGGCGTTTTGGCGTATTAATTTTAATTTCGTGTGTCTCCGGAATTAGATGCATATTTCCATAATGATCTTGAATTGTTTCTCCAGCATGGTCTCTAATGTCAATAATTTTTACTCGGCGTTTTTCATCACCTTTATGATTAACAGGAACCCAATCTGGATCATCTGGGCTTTTCACAGTTATGTTATGACCATTTGATGCACCTAGCGCCAATTCGTAATCGTCTGACTCCCAACGAGGACGATTTCTATTTGCCACTCCAATTCCTAAACCGTAGTATAATTTTTGTCTACCGGCTTTAACTTCTTCATAGATACCTAATTTCTTTTCCCATTCATAGTTATAATCAGGTCCTAAGTCAACAATCTTATTAGGTCCAGTACGCAGTCCCATTTTGTTAGCAGCTCTCATAACTAGACCCATTGCCATTCCAACTTGAATAATTGAGTTTTCCCAACGAGATGCGCCGAAATGGTCTTGGTCGGTTCCATCGTTATTACAATTATACATTGTTGACGGTTGCTTACATACAAAAATCATATACATTGGTGCATTCATTTGAGAATTACGCCAACATGCAGGAGGATTTCTAGTGTGTGTACTTCCCCATGCATATTGATATAATCCTTCAATGCTTTTTCTTTCGGTGGAATAATAAACATCATAATATCCTTCATACTGCTTAGAAGGAACATTTTGAGCAGTCCACAACAAATAATCTACAGCATCTTTAGGAATCGGTACACTATGCATCCAGTTACGCTGACAACGTTGCATATTGCGCATTACTTCTTGTTCGTCGTCCCATCCATATAATACATGTTTTGTTCTTGTTTCAAAATCTGTAATACCAGCATGGATTTCATCTCTTTCTGTTATTACACTTCCACGCATTGCTCGCTTCAATAATTCGATTGCTGTACTACAACGACCTACAGCACCTGCTTCAATCCCTTCAGTTTGTGCAAATAGAGTATCAATCTCATCTAGCAAGTAATCATAAGCCTGAAATTCTACATGATAAGATTTAAGTTGTAGTTGTCCTCTATGGAAAAACATACGAGAAAGATGATCCATTGGAGCATAAGTGCCGTCGTTTAAACAATAAACCAATGTTTTGATCAAATGTCCTACATCTCTAGTACACTTGTCATATTCCTTTGTTCGTTCAGGATAGTTTGTTCTTACCCATTGTGTTGTCTTTTCAGCAAGTGATGCCTGATGAGCTGTTAAGGTCTTTGCTGCCAGTTCACAAGGTTTCATAGGCTCTATGGTCCTTGTTTTACCAATAATATCAGTCATTGTTGTTCTCCATATCAGTTCTATTTATAGTGTTGTTGTAGTGATCTTTAAGCCATTTGAAATCATTTATTAGCCCCAAATCATTCCTCCGAGAAAGGCCAAACTCCATACCAGCAAGAGCACCTCGAATCGCATATTCACCAAACTCTCGATCTCCTCCAGCAGTCGTCCATGTATTAAGTCTTTCATCTGTTTCTCCGGATTCTTGTCTAACAATAATTTTGCTGCTTAATTTAGCACACTCTCTAAATGCACTTTTCCATGTGTTAAACGGATCTGTGTTAAATGCTGTAATATTTGATATTTCTTCTATAACTTTAAATTTAGGACTTATGCTAGTTGCTAAATCAATTACAGTTCTATCCATAGATTTAGTAAGTTTAGTAGGAAGTAATTTTACTCCTCCGTAACCATACACAAGATCGTTAATAGGATTTTTAGCATGCCAAACGTGTACTGTATCAAGATCCCACTCGGTAGGTTTATAACTGAAGTCAAAATCTTCTAAAATTTCTGCATCACCATCGACTACCCAAAACATCTTTGTCCAACACATTTCAGCGGCTTTGATGTGTGCATGCTTAATACCCTTTACTCCATTAACTCGCTTTGCTAACGGAAATCTTGAACGCAGGCGATTCCAGTTATCTTCTGCATTTGGCTCTTTATACGATATAAACACTATTTCAAACATAGTATTATTGTACTGCCTATCTTCATATATGTCAAGCGAAAAATTACCAGTAAGTCAAAACTGTCATTATATACGCATATAAATATAATGCATGACACGAGTAGTTCAATGGTACGTAGATGATCTTCCTAATCCACACATAAATAGACATTTGTCTAATTATTTTCCATGGTTACGTTTAAAAAACCACAGTGTGCTTAATGTTATCAAGGAAATGGACACTTTTAAGGGAGAACGTGATATAGGTCGATACAGTTTTCGATCCGATCCCGTATGGCACACTTGGGAAAATTTTACTAACGAAACTGAAATAAAATTTATAACTAGAGATGAAAACTCTTATAGTGACAGAGACATCAACATATTCCCTATACGCATTGTTGCAGGAGACGATGAGGTTTTAACCCATCCGGATCTATGTCCGTTTAATCATTTGCCGGACAGAACTATGGAGTTTTTGCATGCTCATCCAGACTGTGCCATAGTATTTCACGATCCGCACGAAGCAAAGGCAATTAGTTCAAGAGACTTTGTCACAATTCCTAGTTTAATTGTAAAAAGAAAACAGTATAAATTTTCTAATAAATTTGTGTTTTTAGATTCGCGTGTTAGAAGTGATACAGTGTATAGTAATTCTGTATATTCAATTCCTGACTGGCTAGTACTTTTAGGAACAAGCCACTGGTTACAATTTGTAACACACACTATGGATCACAATCATATAGATGAGATTGTTCGATTGTCAAAGAGAACACCACTTTTTAAACAGGGAAGATTTTTGTGTTATTCAGGAAGATTTCGACCAGCAAGATGGCTGTACTTGAATAGACTGTTAGAAGAAATAAATCAAAATCACGTATGGTTAAAAGTTTCGAAACCAGACGACATAAAAGACCACATTGATGAAATAAACGAAATAATGACCTATCAACGAAATTACCAAATTAGATATGATAGGAAAAGTTATTATCACGAAGAAGATAGACAAAAAATAATAAGTTTATATGACAAACTTCCAATAAACACCTTTCCAGAACCTATCCAAGAAGATAATATAAATTATCATTTCTTAAAATATTTTTGGCTTCCTAACCCAACACACTATTCTAGAGCATTCATAGATATAAGTTGCGAAACGTATAACGAACGTGAAGGGCCATACCATAACGATTTATTCATAACAGAAAAAATTTGTAAGCCTTTGCTTGCTAGAAGGCCTTTTATTTGTAGTGCAAATCCAGGGTTTTATGAAGAACTTAAAAGATTAGGATTTATTACTTTTGATAGATGGTGGGATGAGAGTTTTTCAAAAGACGGTAATATAAAAATTCATATTAATAAAATTATAAATGTTATTAAAAAAATAGATTCTATGAATGATATAGAATGTAAAAAGATGTGGCACGAAATGCAAGAAGTGCTAGACCATAATCAACAATTAATTTTATATTATTCAAAACAGGCTCCAAGATTTTGGATAACCGAACTTAAAAAAGCAAGATTTAAAAAATTAATTTAAAAATCCACTTACTTGTAGTGTATACTTAGGAACTAATCCTGCATTTCCGCTTAAATGCAAGTGTTGGCTATCCCAAATAAATCCTTCGCCTTGATTCCAGTGCGTACTTGTTTGCCAGTCGAAATTTTCATCTTGATAATTAATTAAATGGCCAGGAGCCCATTCTTCTAAGTATACGTTTGCACGTACTTTTGTTCTAGTATCATTAGGATATTGTTTATTAATTTGAAAAAATGTATCTCTATGGAGTGTAATAACATTACCCGGTGGTTGTAAAATAGAGCTAACTGTAATTACTTCCATACCTAATCTTTCGCCAAGCAAAGAATAATCTATATCTCCATCATCAAACCATAACTGCTGTATACGTGTATTATCTTCGTGGTAACTTTTTGGAAAGCCGCCAACTTTTTGGTGTATATCTTCTTGTTCACGTACTTGATAACTAATGCAACTACCATAGTGCTTACTATAATCAGCATTTAAAAACACACTAAAATCATAGTCTAACTTAATCTTTTTTATCATAGTTGCTCCATATATATTCTAACTCCGGAAACGTTTTATGACTGTCTTGTTTCCGTATATAGTCTAGTTGACTAGTTTGTTTACAAAACTCTGTTAAATGGTCTTCGCTCAATTGTTCTCCCATCATATAACTTATAGAGTTATTTATAGTGTTAGTTACGCTGAATAAATTATCTGCATAATTTTCACTCAACCATTTTAAATGATCTTTGAATTTTTTCTCTGCTTCTAATTTTAAATGATGTGGCAATGCTTTTATATTGTAAAAAGATGGAGTATGTAATATATTTAAAAATAAATCATTAGGTCCTACCCATCCTTTTTCACACCAATCTTTGTGTAAATCAGTAATAGTTAAAATATTTAAAATTTGTACTGTCGGAGTTATGTTAAATCTAACATGTGGAACTTCTTTTTTAACACGTACTATGTTTTCTTCTATTTTTGACCAAACGGTATCGTGTCTTAAAATTTCAGCACGTTCTCCATATGTATCAACACTTATACTACAGTGTATATTTGTAAATTTTTTCCATAATTCTAATATGTCTTTATCTTTGTAATATAATTGCAGGAAATTAGTGTTATACCTAATAAAAGTATTATACAGTTTTAATTCTTCTAATCTTTTAAGTATACGATAATGTTCTTCCATTATCATTGGTTCGCCGCCGGCAAAATACAATTCTTGTACGTGCGGCAAATACTCGTCTAACCTAGACAACAACTTAGCAACATCATCTACTGCGTGTATAATTGCATGCTTACTATCGCTACCAATATAACGATGGTTATCAAATTCCTTACTTAAACGTTTAGCATCATTAAACCATTTACTGCTAGAAAAATGTCCACACATACGACAACGCATATTACATATATTACTAAATCTTATATCTAAATAAGTTGGTTTGCTATCTAAACTTGTACCGTCCGGATATGTTGTTTCTAAAAGACCTTTTACACTATCGTGATATTTTACAATACTTGCTTTTCGCAAACTCCAGTTACTACTTCGTTCTTTGTCATAGCAACCTTCACAAGTATTAAGAGGCAAGTCTTTTAACAAACGCCGCCTTGCCTTCTTCATTGCATTACCGTTCCATATTTCATCAAGTGGCTTTTCGTTTATATTACCCATTGATGTTCCGAACGGTGCCATGCAGCACGGTTGCACATCTCCTAACGTATTAACATGAAGATGATTCCATAACAAAGGACAATAGTGCTTTGTAGACTCGTAAATTTCTTGAGGTGATTTATCCCAATCCATTTGCTTCTTTCCATATATTTGTAAGATTTCCTAATCTTACTTTAGGATGTTTAAAAATATTGTCCTGTAATACTTTTAAAAGATTAGAATATTCTGGATGTGTATTTTTCCAAATACACTTTTGTTCATAAACATCTTTAGGCCACGTACCCCAGTCGGTAACAAGGCTAAACGTAATACTCGAAGCATTTGGAAACAAGTTATCAACTAAACGAACATAACGGCGCATTTCTTTGTAGTTATCTACTTGTACTACAAACTCATAAACCATATAAAAGTTTGGATTTTGTTCTACTTGTTTATCAAGAAATTTACAGTTTTCTAAAAGTAATTCCCAATCGCCGCCAACTCTAGTTTTGTTTTCGTAAGTTTCTTTTGTACCTGCATCAAAACTTATAGCACATCGTCTTAAATTAGAATGAATCTTAGATATACGATTCCAATTTTTAGGTGTAAACATTACTCCGTTAGTTTGTAAATTTACTTCTAAGTTTGGAAAATCTTTTCCATCAATTTTAGAAAGCATATCTCTGTAAATTTTACTAGCAAAAGGATCGCCACTACCAGTAACATTAATACTAAAATTTCTATCTGTTGGCGTAGAAAAAAGCATATCATATAACTTATCGTTTACTTCTTTGCGTCTTTCATATAGAGGACCTTCAGTATACAATAGTTTATCTACACGACAACTAGGACATTTTAAATTGCAACTCTCGTCATTTGAAAAATTTATACTAGTAGGTAATTCAGCAGTAGTAGTTTTTGGAGTATCTTCATTAACATTAGGTAATAAGTCAGCCACTATAGAAGGACAAAAGTCATGCTGACAATATTTCCAATCTCCTGTAAATACTTGGTTACGCAATTCTTTTGCACGTTCACCGTTCCACATTTCTTCTAAACTATCTGTTAAAACATTTCCAATAGGATACGGCAACCAACTAGGACAACATAGCCATGCTTTTCCAAACATGTCTACTTCTAACCAAGTAAACAACTTAGGACAGTATCTTCCTTTTAAGTCTTTTTTATTATCAGACATGCCCTTTGTTTCTTTGATCCAAATAGGACCAAACAAAGGATCTACAGTTCTACCATCAGAAAGTTTACTGTAGGGTCTTGAACTTTCGCTCATCCATTTGCACCTTCTTCGATGTCTATGAGCTTTGTTAAATCACGGGTAGGATTATTGTAAACTGTTTTAAAAAACTTACTCTGGTTAGGCAACAAAGGATTAGGATCAATAGGAATATCTAAATTATTAATTAGATCATTTCCTAATGCTTGTATTTGTATAAGCAGTCCATCTTCTTTCTCTTTTTCATGTTGCCACATATCATTCAAATATTCAAAATCACGAACATTAACGTAATCCCAGTCAGAACACATTGTCATAAACAAACCTTGTCTTGCACCATAAATCGCCCATAGTCCGTTTTCAACATCTGCACCTACCATTGTCCAAATGTATAACATGTGCAAGCAACGCCAGTGGGCTTTTCTTACAAACTCTTCTTTTTCTAATTTTTTTCCTCGATCAAGGGCTAACTTTACACCTTCTCGAAAACCAGCTCGCCATGCTTGAAGAGAAGTAGCATTATTATAAACATCACTAAAACAACTATTTTGTTGTATATAATGTGCGTCCCAACAAAAGTCTACTTGTGCTTGTTTATTAGCAGGATCTGCATTTTCATGTGTTCTCATTCGTCGAACATATTCTTTAGGCCAACATTTAATCCCACCGTTGCCGTATATTAATCCGTTAATTACATTTTGACCACACCAACTAATTACTGAATTTTGTAAAATATCATTTTCATCTAATTTAATTTCTTGGTCTAAAAATCCGTCTCTAATTCTGTTATCACCGTCGATGGTAATAAAATGATCAGTTTCGCTCATTTCAGCACAAGCCTTGTGTGCAGCATCTGAACCTTTTATTCCATGTACACGTTTTGCCCACGGAACTTTTGAACACAAATCTGCATAGTTTTTTTCTGCGTTAGGTTCATCGTAGGACAGATAGATGATATCATGATCAACTGGACGGAATGTATTCATTTAACTGCTATTTTCCTTTTATAAGAAGAAAAGAATTTATTTGTAAAAATACTTACTCCTTTTCGAAGTTGTTTCTTTGAAAGTTGATGTTGAAGTTCGAATGTATCGTTGCATAAGGTACTACTATCAAAATTTAACTTAGAATAGATTTTATAAGGATTATTTTTCTCGGTCAATACAAAAAACAAATGTTGTCTAGTTTTCTTAACGTGATCTTTTAAGTTTTCATCAAGTTCAAACTTAATACTTTTATCACCTAGTACCAAAGTTAAATCTGTTGTTCCGCTATTAGGTTTTACTTCTAAGACATTTACATTTGCAAAACTTTCTTGTTCGTTTTGCTTAATACTATAATTTTTATTTTTAAAATCGTAGTATGCTGAATATTTGTCTAACCCGTAAATTCCTTTAAGAATAGGTTCTACAGTAGAAGTGTCTGTTTCAAAAAATGTCATATCTCCTTCTTCTTTACGAGGAGAAATTTTATGGATCTTTAATGTTTCTTCATCAAAATAAACATAATGTTTATTAGATTGCTCGCTGTCAACCTTTAGACGTTTTATTAAGTCAAGTAAATCACTCATCTTCAGAACTCTCTAGTTTATCTATAATATTTGCATTATCCAAAAAATCTTTTTCCGTATAATGAAAGATACCTTCTTGTTTATAGTTTCCAACATACAACTCAAGATCGTTTGTAAAATAAGAATTAACAGTGTGTTGCCATGACGAACGAGGCTGACGCCAGTTTTGTGCGTAAGGTTTCATATGCACAAAAGTAGAAACATCAGAATTTTTATTTGTAACCTTGTCTTCAATGTCTGCTACTTGTATAGCCATAGCAATAGCGACATCCATACTTAGACTTTCTTGTTTCATATTAGGACACAACAGTTCTTGGAAACTGTCAAAATCTTTAACAACACATTCTAAAAAAGAAAAGAAGTTATGACTAAACGGAGTTCTTTTAAAATAGTATAATGCAGAATATATGTTAGGCAATTTATTCTTTTCAAAAATTTCTCTGTAATAGAGAGAAGTTAATTTTTCATTTCGATAAGTTACTGGACTAGTTGTAAAAAATAAATCATAATTAGAATAAAAATCCCATAAATGATCAATGTTACGCATAACTAACATATCAGTATCCATAACAATAGTTTCTTTATACGGTGTTTGATAAAAGACTTTCCATCTGTTTTCAATTTTCCAAGTCTTGCCGTCTGCCATGTCTCCCCAACTAATTGGTAACACTTGATCAAAATATTCTCGCTGATTTGGAGTAACATAATCATCTGTAATTATAGAAACATTTACGTTGTTATGTTTCTTTAAACTCATGGCTAGAGCTGTTGCTTGTTCTACATAATCATGCTCTCCATTGTTTTGAGCTACTAATACAATTCCTCTATCCAATTTCTCTCTCCAAACTTGCTTTATTTAAAACGTGTACATTTAGTCCGGTAGAAGATAACATTGTGTATTCGCCTAAGTGATCTTTTTTTCCTACTAAAAATGTTAGTTTATCATCTTTAATATTTTCAAGAAAATCTTGATCTTTAGTATAATACATCTTGCCCGGCAATTGAGCAACATAATTTCCATTTGACAACATACTGTTTAGTGTGTGTATTGCAATACTAAATGCATAATCGTTTCTAAAATTAGGACTGTTCATATTATATAGATTATTATAGTAAAACCAATTTTCTCTAATATGGGTTACTAGCTCAAACAAACGTTCGGCCTTTTCGCTTTTTCTAAAATATATAACAGTAGCCCAGTAAAAGTCAATACTTGCATCTGCACAACGATTAAATTCTTTTACTTCTTGATGTCCAAGATATTGCGATTTTTTATACATCATAATATCATTTACACTTCCAAAACAATTATCTAAATTATTATTTGAAAAAATGTAATCTGTATCAAGAAGAATAGTTTCATCGTATGGTGTCAGTTCATATGCCTGGTCTCTGCCAGCATTTTTCCATTGAACTGTTTTTTTCGAAAGTGCTCCGTCAAAAATAATTCTATTATTAGCATGTAAGCCAGAAATCTTTTTTGCATTAATAATATGATCAAACACTTTATGATCATAATTCTTTTTCAAATAAGACTTGCTGTTTGTAATAATAGATACTGACGCACCTTTGCAGTATTGTTTTATTCTTTCTGCACAATGTACTGCTTGTTTTAAGTAATCGTTTGCACTATTGTTGTGTGCAATTAACAAATATCCTTTAGTCATAATCCACCAATTTTTCTACAGATCTCTTAGTTTTTAAGTTAGTAATTTTTGTAAAAAAGTTATTACTTGACTCAAAATACAAACTAAGGATATCATCGTAAAAAGATTGTAGATCGTCAACTTGAATTGGATTATCGTTATCATCGATTAATACTGCTGATGTTTGTTTTTTTAGAATAAGATCTACAAAAGACAACAGCGTTTTATCAATAGTAAACTGCCCACCGGCATGATAAAAAACTAAACTGTCAAAGTATTTTTCTTTAAGAAGACGTCTCTGATCTTCAAAAGTTCTTGTGTAGTTAGCGAACTGTAACGCCTTGGAAAGTTTTTCGTCCATTTGTCACTCCTTTTAGTCTCTTTAGTATATACTAAGTTAAAAATTCTGTCAACCAGAATTTTATAGACCGGCTGTTGTTGCACCAACTGGTAGTGCAGCCGTAGGAATAACAACTGAATCGTATACTGTTCCGTTAATTGTAACAGAACCGTCCGGTTGTAGTAATTCAATAGTGCTGTAAAAATCACCAAAAACTGGTTCATCAATACCCCATGTTGTATTGTTAGGAGCATTATCGTTAAATTCAACTTTGAATCTAATTTGTGTTGTGCTTACGTTTTGAGCATAAATTCTATAATCGTTTCTGGCATACGTTGCGCCGCCTGCCTTTGTATAGCAAAGTGTGTATGTTGTACCAATATTAAAATTACCTTTAGCAGTGCCGCTACCAACAGAATTGTTATTAATAGTTTCATAGGCTTTAAAACTGTTAACACCCATAGTAGACATTTGGTTCTGCCAATCAACTGTCTTTGCTTGTGCTCCTGAGTATACAACTCTAGCACTAAATCTTACCTGTCCGCCTGCATTAAAAAATTCTCGTCTACGCTGTGCAGAAGTAAACGTACAAGTAAAAATATGGTTAATTGTGCCATTCCAGTTGCCGCTAACTGAATTTAGTCTAGAACTTTCAATTTGTGTGCCGCCACTATCTTGTAGATCAACAACTTGTGCTTGTCCAACAGTGTCAATTTCAAATCGATCAGTTTCAATGTCTGACGCTAGTGTTTCCAAACCTTGCATGTATGCAAGTTCAACTTTATCTGTAGCACTAAGATTTGTATCATAATCACCAACAACAAATGGATCAACAGTTAAGGAACCGGTTCCTATTTGATGGGCTCGTAATCTTATCAAGTCAATGTATAGATCTTCGTATTGCTGGGCTGTAACTTTGTCTGTAAGTGCTAAATTTGTGTCATAATCACCTGTTACAGCAGTGGTGTTAAACGTCTGGCCATAGCCATAATCTGGTGTTGCCGTAACGGAAGACCCTAAAACCTTGTTTGTTAAGGCTCTAAGAGTGTTATAACGGGCTGCCGTAATTGGTGTAGTTGTAGCCATAAATCACTTCTCCATGATATTTATTTGTATATAATAACACAAAGGATACAAAAGAGCAAGAAGAAATTTACGCTAATGTGTGTTCATTGTAATAACTAGGTGCAGGAACCTCTACATAACTACCAATTGCTCGGTAATGCTGTACTGTACTTTCAAGTCTTCCATCTACGTTGTTGTCAATAGCAGGATCTGTTACTACGTCATTAAACTCAATACGGAAAATAATTCTATTATTAGTATCTATTCTTGCTTTAATAGTATATAGGTTACCAGCATAGATACCGCTGTATGTGCCAGCTCCTACCTTTTGATAAATTATTTGTAGAGAACCGTTTAGATCGTAATTTCCGATAGCCGAACCTGAACCATCACCTGTTGAAATTGTTGAATCATAGTTGAACACAACTGTTCCAATTTCAGAACAAAGTGCAGCCCAGTCTAATCCTTTTGCTGTTGAAGCAAGTGTGTTAGATGCATTAAATCTTATTTGACCGCCTGTGTTAAAAAAATGTCTTCTAGCGTCTTCGTCAACAAATGTTACAGCAACTTCGTGATAAATTAAACCGTTCCAGTTTGCTGTTCTAACGCTATTAATTGCAGGCTCAACTGTTGCTTGACTTGTATGAACTATAAACTTGTCTGTTTCAATAGATGACATTAAGTCTTCAAAATCAGCAACGCCTTTTTTAGTTCCGTCCGGATCTGCTGTTTCGTTACCGTCATCGTCGACAAAGAAACTAGTATCTTCTGCAACTACGTTTAAATTTTGGATTACTTCTGCGATACTGATATCATTTGGTCCAACTTGGTGAACCCTTGCTTTTAACATATCAGTATAGATGTTATTTAGGTCTGATGCTTCGACAACATCGCTTCCGTCACTAGTAACATTTGCACTTGCAACTGTCTGTCCGTACCCATTTTGTCCGGCGCCATTACCTAAAATAAGCTCAATTCTTGATTGCAGGTTGTTAAACCTTGCTGAGTCTATGATAGCCATTTTACTTCCTTATGAGTGTTTATTATATACGTACTTATTTATACCTTGAGTACACACTCGATTAATTTTTCTTCTGGCTTGTCACTGGCCTCTAGTGCAATACCTACAATCGATCCTCCATTGATTGCTGTGCTGGCGCAGCCGTCTGCATCTACATACACTGCTTCGCCTTTGTTTACTGTACCTTTTACTCTTACAGGAACACGCCCTTTAAGTGCTATTGCTTGACCTTCGGCTTCTGAGTTCATTAAATAAGCCGGTTTGTCACTAATGACACCAATTGCATGGCTTCCTACTCCGGCACTTTCTGTTTCGTGTTCGCCATGTTCGCAAACAGCCATTACAGTACCAACTGGATATTCTTCATCTGTTGTGTATTTTTCTGCTAAGTCAGCATAACGTGCTTGAGTAGCAGTACCTTGGAATAGGTTTGCTGCTAGGTTACCTGTCGCATCACGTACAGCAACAGTATTATTAGATGCACTTACACTTGCAGAACGGAAATCTGTACCTACACGCAAGGTTGCTGCTTTAGTTGCTTCACCTACAAAACTATAAGCATACATATCTCTAAACGCTGTTCCGCTTGCACCTATGTCAAATGCATTATCGCTTGCAGCCTTAATACCTGTTGCATCAATAGTAAGAGCATGTGTTATTGCACCTGCGCCGTTGGTTGCTTTTAATTTAATAATACTGTTTGTTCCAGTAACATTTTGGATTACCGCATCATCGCCATCTTCGATTTTAATATGTAAATCTTGATCGTCACCAATTAATATACCAGCATCTGGAAATTCAACTGCTGAACTAAATGAAGGTGAACTAGATGTTAAGTAATTTGCTGCTGAAATGCCGCCTAGTTTATCAGCATTAGATGCTGTACCCCAGTAGTAAAAATCTTTTCCTGCTTCGCCTGCACTGTTTGTAACACCGTTATCTGCTGCCTTAGTCCACTTTAAGGTAGTACCTTTTTTGATTCTATCAAAACCTTGGCTTCTTACTGAAACTGACAGCGCATGTGTAGTACTTAGATCAAATTCATCGGGGCTAATAATGAAAATTATCGAGTCTTCAATTGTTGCTGCAATAATAATATGGGTAGCATCTGCGTTATCTCTAACTTCCAGGCTTTGCATTTGGGTAATACCTTCG